ATATTTAATAACTATTAATGAACTATGTTACAAAAAATTGTCAATGGAATCGCTATTGTTAGTGGTGTTGTATCTCTCACCGTCGTGGGTACTGCTGGTTATGTATATGTACGGAAGGATGCAATTATCGAGAATGTCAAAGGCAAGATAATGGAATCTGTCTTACCTGGTGGAATTGGTGGAGCAATTGGTGGAACTGGTGGTGGAGCACTTAAAGGTGCATTACAATTACCTGCACCTGATGCTGATGCACCAACTCAGGCTACCCCTGATGCAGGATTTGGAATACCTAAGTTTTAAATTAAACTCTGCTATATAGATTAGATATAATAGTCTTATGGCAGACGATAAAAAAGAAAAAGAAGCACCAAAAGAAGATCCTAAGAAAAAGGGTCTCTTTAGCAAGTTGAAAGAAGCATCTGAAGATAAAGAAGAACAGATGATGATTCTTTCAACATTTGTGCGTCTGGGTATTTTAGTTTGGAGTGGGGCAATACTAACATTGGCATATGTAGAGTTGCCATCTGCACTTAAAATACCAAAACAAGACTTAGACCCAACTTTCATAGCTTCGGTCTTTACGGGAGTTCTCGCTACATTTGGTGTCACTACTTCTAAGAGAGGAGCACAAGGTGGTTCTAATGGTGGTGTAAGTAAAGGAGATATGGAAAAGTTAATCGCAGCTGCATCTCAAACTGCTCCTGCACAGACTATTCGTATTGAGCAAGCACCTGTAAAAATAACTCCAGAGCAACCTAAGTAAGATTAATTAATTGTAATTATGAAAAAATGGATTGGAATAAGTTTGGGAACACTCTTCGGAGTTTCCCATATTGCAATGATAGGATTATTATCAAAGAAAAGTAGTTTACCAGTTATATCACCACCTGTAGGACCTTATACATCTTATGTTGTATCTGCTGATAAAGATGGATACAAGATAAGTTATAGTGCTAATGATCCAAAGGTGATGATTAGAACAACCACTATCAAAGAGAAAGGTGGATTCTTAGGATTAGCAAACGAAACTAAGGATATTGTAGAAGAATACACATCAAATGGTGATGTTCATATACAAAAAGAGTGGCAAGTAAAAGGAGGTGTTGGTGATTCTGTCACCAGTAGCAAAAGTGAAGCTTGCATCAAAGCAATCGGTGGAGGAGAAAACACAGGACGTTTGGTGGGCACTTCTATTGGTACTGCTGCCGCTCCTGCTCTTAGTGGCATTCCTTTCGTTGGCTGGGTGGCTGCTGGTTGGGTAGCAATGTTCGGTGGAAATCAAGGTGCTGATATCGGTGGTAATATGGTTGAAGATTTGAACGATAATTGTTAGTGAGTCCACATACAATTGCGTAAAAATACTTAGGTGCTATAATAAATATTATTGTACTGGAGTTGAAAAGAATCATGTCCCATTACGAACTAGGTTGGCACGACCAAAACAACGAACACCATGAAATTGGTGAATATGCAGAAGATGCATTTGAAGCAGCAAGACACGCAAGAGAGGATGTTCCGTATCTACACGAACATCCTTTTTCTTTGGAATATATTAAGGAGATTAAATGAAGGATATACCAATAAGATCTTCTATAATAATTCTTGGAATCATAACAATTGCAATTATTTTTATCCCGTCTTTTGCTTACATATAGATAATACTAATAGTATACATTAGTTTATGTTATCAACATCATACCGACTTCGGTTAGAAGCAATCTGCAAGGCGATTGCAGCAGGAACTGAGGTAAGTTTAGAAGATATGATATGGGCAGAGAAGTTGGGAAAGGCAAATACAAGTGCCAGAGGAATGATAAAACAAGCAAGAAGAATGAAAACGAATCCGAACGATTCTTTTCTGAATAACTTGAATATAGGAGACTCCGATTCAAGTGGTAGGCAAATAAGGGGTTTCGATAGTCCAGATGAAATATATGATTGGTTTCGATCTGATAGATCAGATGATTGGCGACAACGTGATTAATGAAATACAATGTTGATATTGAAGCAGGTAATGCTTTTGTTGAGAGATTAAAATTAAAAGCACCAGGCATTGGTGGGTTCAGTGGTATGTTTGAGGTTCCTCATGGATACAAGGAACCTGTCTTAGTATCTGGTGCTGATGGTGTTGGTACTAAAATAAAACTAGCAGATTATAGTACAATAGGTATTGACCTCGTTGCCATGTGTGTTAACGATGTTATCTGTTGTGGTGCAAAACCATTATACTTTCTTGATTATATCTCTACACCATGTGTAGATTTTAAAGTCGATCTTATAATGGAAGGTATTATGAAAGGTTGTGAGATTGCAGGTTGTGAATTATTAGGAGGAGAAACTGCTGAACATGTATCATCTACTGAAGTTGATCTTGCAGGTTTTTGCACTGGTATTGTAGAGAAGAAAAAAATAATTGATGGTAGTAA